GCTCTTTGTTTGTTGACCATTATCGCCGCCGATTTTAGAACCGTATAGACCTTTAACATTTTGTAAAGCAACGGCTTCCATCATGTCTTCTTCGCCCTGTTCTTCTTCGTCACCGAAGTCTTCTGAACCTTCTTCGTCACCGAAGTCTTCTGAACCTTCTTCGTCACCGAAGTCTTCTTCACCGGCTTCTTGTCCACCATTCATGATAGTTTCGAATTCAGCCATCAATGAGTCAAGTTTGTCTTCAAGATCGACAACTCGGTCTTCGATGTTTTCTTCTTCACCAAATTCAGAACCTTCTTCTTCATCTGATAATGAGATTTCATCACCCAATTCTTCTTCGCCTTCTTCATCACCGAAGTCTTCTTCTTCTTCAGTCATGCCTTGTTCTTCAGAATTAATTTCATCTAGCAAATCGCCGACTTGTCCGCCCATGCCTTCAGACATGTCTTCTTCATCGTCCATCATTGATTCATAAATTTCGCGTGATTTCTCAACTACGATATCGTGAAATAATGCACGGGCTTGCTCTTCATTCTCATTCGTAATAAGCGTGATGAGTTGTTCGAATTTTTTGTTATCCATTGAGTAGTCTCCTAAGGGTTAATGGCTTTGTGTATAGTTATTTAGTACGTAGTTAATAAAACAGCAAATAAAGTGCTATTTTTTTACGTTTCTATACAGAATAAGGAGATTATGGTGTTTTAGAGTGTAGGTACAGCGCCTTCAGCGGCAGGAGGTGAGTATTGTGCGTAAATCTTTTTTAGATATTTCTGCTTTTCAAAATTACGAACATCATTCATTTTTCGAAGTTTTCTAATTTGACGTAATGTTAATTTTGTTTTGCGGGACTCTTTCCACTTTGGCTTACTGTTATCGTCAGCGATATCTTGATAGCCCGGAGTAGCAGGGTCGAATAGTTCTAATAAAATCATGTTAGTATTTATCAAATATCTTACATTGTTGCTGGACCAGCGCCAGCGCCAGCTTGATTACCTGCTGCCGGTGTTGATACTGGTGCTATAACTTCAGTTGGTTCACCTTCAGCTTCAGGATTCTCTAAATCTGCACCTAACTGTGCGTCTGCATCCATATCACCGACAGATACCCCAATACTTCGCAAATCAGAACCTTGTGGATCAATGTCAACTTCTTTATCATTCTCTTCACGCCACATTTTTTCGTTCTTAGTAATCTCTTCTTCGCTCAGACCTAAGAATCGTTCTAGCGCAAAGCGTTTAGATATATAAGGGTAAGCTTCAATAGCAGAGAAAGTAGATACACGTGCCGTGTCAAGTTCACTTTGACGATAAGCAGCAAAATTTTGTGGTGGATTAAATTCCAACGTGAATAAACCCGAATCAATATTCAAGCCTCTCCAACGAAGAAATAGTTTAAATTCTTCATCAAGCTTTTGACTAATGTACTTCTGTAAGCGTTCGCAGTATTGATTAAAGCGAAACTCTTGAATCATGGCTGTACCAACTCGACCATCACTCATTGGCGTAGGATTATCTTCTGGGCCAGTGGGCAAGTAGCTACTTGGTACACGCAAACCACGCGCTAATCTATTATTGAAGTAACGTAAGTCATCAATCTCACCTAAGTTTTGACCACCGGGTAATACTTCTACACTTGATCCACGACCGTCAGCCGTTACAGGGAAGAAATAATCTTCATTCATTGACAATGGATTATATGTAGCATCTAATACACTAGAACCACCTTGAGATGAGGGGATTCTTCTTTGATGAATTTCATTCTTAATGCGTTCAACAAATGCCATAGCCATATGACTTGGCATGTTACCAACATCAATTTTAAACATTCTACGTTCAGGGGCACGTTGTACACGATAGATAAGAACAGCATCTTCCAGCAATTCTTTTTGTTTGTATACTTTGAAAACATTTTCTAAGATACTTTGACCGAACGGCCAAAATCTATCCAAACCTTCTGTTAAACTCAAATGAACTACATGCTTAGAGTCCACTGCTGCTTCATTCATACCTAATTGAAAGCGGCTACCTGATGAACTATATGGCATAGCCGGTACAGTATAGCCGCCACCTGCTCCGCCGCCGCCGGTCCCACCTGATCCAGTTGCTGGAGTGGCGGCAAAGTCAGTACTTGTTTTCTGTGCTACTGTTAAATTTTCAAGATTAATGTTTAAATCTTTAATAACATACTGCTCAGGCTTCTTACCTTCACTCTCATTGACAATTACCTTAATAACTTTAACAACGTCAATCCAATATAGCTTAAAGTTTTCCGGATCACGAACAAAACACTGATCACCATACTTTAACACGTTTCTAAATATCTTAAATGCCCTAGTATCAAACTCATTGAGCTTACACCATTGCTGTAATTGTGTTTTCAACAATTCAACTTCATGCGGAGTTGGTTCATCCTTAAAATCTAGATTAAAAGGAGTCTTGTTATGATCATTTGTCTGTGTGCTGAACTCTGCTATAATATCTAAACAAGCATTAATTTCAGCATCGACGTCCATCATTTCATACTGATTATATCGTTCAATACGATTAGGGTGCCCAACATATACCTCAGGCAATCGACTACGATAGTTTTTATATCCAAAATCATCGTTATTAAATCCGCCATTGGCTTGATTAGCTTGCCCAGCGCCGCCGTTCCAAGCACCTCTATTACTATTGGCGCCGGATATCGGGCTCATTGTGCCTGATAGATTTGCGCTGGAAAAACGTTTTTTGTATGTCATAATGAAGTATTTAGCATTGATTCATTAAGCACGAGAATACTTTAACAATTTATCTTGAGTATCATTGCCCGTTTCTAACTTACTAATCATAGTGTCTAGTTTATCAGATAACATATCAATCATATCAGAGAACATTGACATATTTTGAATAGCATCTGCTGCTGAATTAACAGGGGCAGCACTAGGGGTAAGTTTTGCGATTGACTCTGACGCAGGTGCTAACATTAATTTTGCTAACAATGATGATGGATCAAACGGAGTAACTACTTCATTACCATGTAGTTCAACAGGGAATCCAGTATCAGGACCGGAGAATACTCCACCATTTCTTGCTTTTGGCATTTTATCAGTGTCAAGTAATGCTATTCTTTCTTGTTCGATTCGCTTTGATACTCCACTACGCACACTTTCTGAACTACTTTTGAATCTTGATTCAACACTAGCAGCTTTGTAATCTTGAATTGAATTTATCAATTCTTTATCAGACATAGATGCTATATCTTTTCCTGCTAATGCTTTAGTAATTACATTAGTAGCGGCTCCGTACTGATTAGCAGTGCTCATAATAGCTTCTTGTACACTATCACTGCGTTCTGACAAATCTATACCTGATTTCTTTAGCATTGCCACTTGAGGATCATAGTGTGTTTTTTTCGCGTGGCCCGATTGAGCTTGTAAGAAGTCAGGGTCTTTGCCCAATTCTTTCCATTTCGCATCAAACTCAGGAGAACCAACGCTTAGTCCTGAAAATTGTTCATCGTATCCAGAAGACTTCAGGAATTTTTCAACATCACCCGTCTTAGACGATAGTTGGAAAGCACCATAACTTTTTCCACCAAAGTCTCCGTGACCACTAGACACCATTCCAGCTTGTCCGCCACTCTCAAACTGCGCCGCTACTCTTCCTAAATACTGTCCGCCTAGACTCCTAGACATTTTAGCAGCAGACTGTGCCGGCAAATTCATTCTTCTACGAACAATCTCATCTTCACCCGTATATTGCGCTTTCTTTTCCATAGCTTGAACTTCTTCGAGACTAGGACCAGCTTGTTTCATACGAGGCTTAGCGGCTACTGGTAATATAACTTCTGCTTCTTTCTCGGGCACTACGCTAGCTGGATTAACACTGCCGCGTCCGGCGCCTCCACCGGGTAGACTGGCAGCAACTGCTGCTTGAATAGGCTTAGCAGCCGGTACAGGTGGAGTTGCCGGCGGTGTCACTGTTTTAGAAGTCGCCTTAGGAATCTCAGCAGGAACTTTCTTCAGATCTGGATTCAGTGCGTTATATATATCTCTGGCACCACTAGCACCAGTTAATGCTAATGCTATCGCAGTGCCCGGACCCGGAACTAACGCAGCTACTGCCGCACCTCCCTCAAGTGCTGCCCCTATATAATCGCCTTTAGTAATCTTATCATAAGCAGCATACGCACTCAATAAAGATCCTAACAAAGGCAATGCTTTCATTAATCCTTTGCCTGCAGTTGCTGCCCCTGTTTTTAAAGCGGCTTCGCCAGCAACTTTAGTTGCTGTTTCGCCAGCCGTTGTTGCTACTACACTTGCTGCCCGTCTGGCTGCTGCTTCTGCACCAACTGTACCGAATGATGTTAGGGCTTTTGGTGCTGCTTCGGCCACAGCATGAGTTGCGGCTGGTATTGCGCCTGCCACGCCTGCTGCTGCTGAGCCAATGCCCAATGCTTTGCTACCTAGGCCAGCAGCTTTACTCGCTATTCCACCTAGGCTGCCGCCTATTTTTCCAAATGCCATTACGCCTAGTGCAGCAGCAGCGGCAGCTGCTGATATTGCTAAAGCCGCCGATGCTGCTGCTGCCAACTTAGTTGATTGCGCGAATGGATTTAATGTAAAAATATTATCATCTAATACTTTTCTAGCAGTTCTACTTGCTGTTTCTTCTAGAGCCACTGCACCGGCGACATTATCTTTTGGTCCTTTTCCTGCTGCCGCTGCTGCTATCTTAGCATCTGATTCTGCTTTAGCAGCAATAGCATCTTTATCTGTACGATTACCAGTATATGTCATTAATTCCTTAGACATGCCAAATAATGAAGCAGTTGCTTTATCAAACATACCAGCCGTACCTAAATTCTTGACATTAGCATTAACGCCCTTGACAAGTTGATCGGTGAATTCAGCCGACACGTCAGTTCCCTTTTTAGTGGCTTCTGCTAAATCGTCAAATCCAGGAATAGTAAGTAATAATTTTTTACTAGTTTCTGACCAGGCCCCGGTCGCCAATCTGCTTTGCGCAGCGGATAATATTTCCGCATCACCGGTCGCAGCAGCCGCAGCAAGTAATTTTTCTCTAGCAGTTATTTCTTTGCGTATCTGGTCTGCTCTTTCCAAATCCAAAGCACTACCTGATTTTTTAAGATCAGCTATTTCTAGTTCTTGCTGCCTAGTTTTTATTTGTATGTCAAAATTACCAGTTGCTTGTTCTTGCGCTTTTTTAGATTGTTCAACACTCAATCCAGTAATAGCTGATAATTGCAATAGATTAGTAGTATATTCTAATGATGCTGCTTTCAGCGAGCCGTCCCGCTTCATTTGTTCAGTTATTATTTTACCACTGGCTGATTGTAATTTTACATAGTCTGCTTGATTCTGAGTAAGTTCCTCTTGACTTACTCCCATCATTCTATAGTTTTCGTATTGCTCGTTAGTTACTTTGGACAGCTTACCAAACTCAGCTACTCCACCGCTGACAGTTGAACTAAGCCCTATGATATCAGTCCCAAGTGACTTTGTTATATTGGTCCACTTTTTTAGCTCGTCGCGGGTGTATCCGGCGGCCGCGCCCATATTTCTAATATCAACAGCAGTCAACTCACCAGCGGCACCTATTCCAGCGAGGGCATCTTTGCCCGCCATCATAGCATCATTCTGCTTTAGAACTGCGGTCGTGACTATTGACAGGCTTTTAAGGAACAACCCCACTGCCAGACCAGCTGGTCCTAAGGTTTTACCAAATGATAATGCTGCGTCTCCAGCTGAACTAACTGCCGAATTATATTTTGATAAACCACCGCCTGCTTGTAATAGACTAGAAGAAAATGCGCCTACACTAGCACCCAACTGATTTAATGCTTGTTTGTGAAGTGATATAACTCTGGCTTCTTCTTCTTTGGCCTTGGCTAATTGTTTTTCAGCTTCGGTTAACTGTCCCAATGCCTTAAACAGTTCATCAGCTTTTCCCTTACCAATACCAAACGATCCGGCTATTCCAGCAGAGGCACCGGATAGACCTTTCATTGATGCGCCAGTTTGTCCTACTCCCCCGATTAATGCCAGCACAGCAAGTTGAAGTTCTCTTATCTGTTTCGCTGCCGCTTCGGCAGAGTCTGCTTGAAGCGCGTTGGCTTCAGCGGATTTTCTTGCTGCATCTTCTTCTTCGGGGGTCATAGCCATTTTATTTTCTCCAATTTTAAACTACTAAATAGTTTATTACTATATATTTAGTATTGGGCAACACCTATCTTTCAAAGGAATACACATGGCAATCGAAAATAACCCCCTTAGACAATACTTCCGTAGACCGGCAATCTATTTAAAACTACCTAGCGGTGGAAAAAACTATGCGCCCGGTGTTATTAACATGCCAGAATCTGGTGAATTACCAGTGTATCCAATGACAGCAATTGATGAGATTACAACAAAAACACCAGATGCGTTATTCAACGGCACTGCTGTTGTTGAGATTATAAAAAGTTGTGTCCCAGGAATTACTGACCCATGGAATCTTAGTAGTGTTGATTTAGACGCGGTGTTGATTGCTGTGAAATCAGCTACTGGAGGCAACGATCTTGAAGTAAATTCAGTATGTCCCAAGTGTAGTGATGAAGGAAAGTATGGGGTTAACCTAGTTGGATTGCTATCCTTGTTAAAAGCCGGTGATTATGACACTGAGTTAGTAATTAATGAGTTAACATTTAAATTCAGACCACTGACTTTTAGAGAAATGAACCAAGCAAGTCTTGGTCAATTTGAATTACAACGAGTATTCAATTCGATAGAGTCCATTACTGACTTTGATGAAAAGACAGCTAAGACAAAAGAAGCACTAAAAACTATAACTGATGTAACCATGAATATTTTATCACAGACGATTGAATATATCAAGACACCATCTGCTTTCGTTGATCAAAATGAATTCATCCTAGATTTTCTAAGAAATTGTGATAAGAACGTGTATGTTCAAATCAGAGATTACAATGCCACACTAAAACAACAGACTGAAGTCAGACCACTAAAAGTAAAATGTGTTAGTTGTGGACATGATTACGAACAGCAATTTACACTGAATACATCTGATTTTTTCGATTAAGGCTTCTGCATCTGAGCCGAGAAGATGTACAGAAGCTAATAGATGGAATGGAAAACGAGTGTAATGCGATTAAAAAAGACGCCCTCAGTTTTTCTTGGTATATGCGAGGCGGCGTGTCTTATGAAGACGTGTTGAATATGTCTAGTTCTGAACGAAGTCAGATAAATGAGATTATTCAGTTCAACATGGAAACTACCAAAAAATCACAGCTTCCATTTTTCTAATTATATGCTACATATACCAATCACATATGCCAGTGGTACAGGTGGACATTTTGTGTGCTACTTACTAAATGCCGCGCATATAAATAATCATACCAAGATACTACTAAGTTCTACTGGAAATGCTCATAATTCTGGGTTAGGATTTTGTATCGGTGGCGGCTTTGTTTCTGATGATACTAAAAAAAAGACAGAGATTTTAGCATACGCAAATTCTAATGAAGAGCGCAATAAATTCTTAGCAGTTCATTGTGCTGACTTTGAATTTTTACAAGCTTCCTTTAAGAAAATTATAGTAATAACGTACTCCAAACAAAATATTCAAGAAATATCAACTATATTTTCAAACAAATGGAGATCAAATATTTCTGGAGTGGAGCACGATCATGAGAGAGTAAAGAAGCGCATGGATACAATGTTGCGGTACTCTACGCTTGAATCAATTTACGCAGATACATTATTATCTAGTGATTATATAATGAATTTAAGTTGGGATAATCTTTTTAAAGGCAATGCGAGCGAATTGGTGCAAGCACTAAGTAAATTTACACAAATACCCGTAGAAAATTTTAACATACCAAATTTAATTTATTGGCGCAAACTAACAAATGATGGATTAATCAACTGTGAAAAATAATAGACGAAACTGTTCATTTATTATAAGAGGGTTATGTCATTTCTTCTAGAGATGAACAAGTTCATCTTATCCCTTCGCTATCGCTCGGGATATAATTAAATTCTTTCTTATTCTAAAAACTCTTTAACATTCATAACGGGCTTAATCTTAATCACTTGCTGATTTGAGCCATGGTAGTGCTAAACAGCACTACCAAATGGTTTACGGGTATCTTGCTATGACCGTCTGCCTTCTGTTGTTTATCCCTCAAATGATTAAGCGTCAATTATCATTTGCCACCGGTCGCCCTCTAAAGTAATTATAGGTCTGTAGTAACGTCAATGCGATATAAGTTATCACACCCACGTTAAGCAACGCACATTCTGTAGCATCAAAACAAAGTAGCTACAGACTTGTTCGGGGTTCGATTTGTCGATTGCCCCGTCGGTATTCCTCGGGTTTTACTAAACGACATCATATAAATGAATAATGATGTAACCCGAGCTATACTCCAGAATCTGACGGCACAGCACAATCTGTACAGCCTCAAGGAGAGTCAGGGTGCCCTGACCAAACGAATTGTTATTTTATGGTTATTTGTGAGTTGGAAGTATTAATTGACGTGGTGTCTATTAGAGCTATGATTGACGTGGTGTCTGTTGGTGTACCTGAGTACGTTTGAAATAGTGCGGCATTGTATTTAAAAAAGTCATCGAATTCGACAAGCAACCAATCGCCATGTTTGCTTGAAGAGTAATACATAAAGTTATCAGTGATCCAAGTAGCGCCGCATTGCACAGCAACATACTTGCCCTTACTGTCAAACTTCATAAACAAAATATTTACATCATTTGGTTTGGAAACAGCCATAAGCTGTTCCAACAATGTATCAAATTGGTTACAGTTACCAGAAAGAACTAAATGAAACGGAAAATCAGTAAGAATCTCAGTTTTGTAGTTGATAATAGAACTGGCAAACGAATTTACCAGGATATTAACATCCGCATTGAAATTTGAGACTGATGATACACTTGACATACTATTACTTATGCTGGTTGAATTATCGCCGTATTTTTTTGAGCTATATTAAAATAATGACTTTGTATTTGGCGACAGGCTAGTGTCTTGGTATAATTTTGTGTTAACATTGTGTTCAACAGATATTCTACTATAAATTAGCAGACAACACAAACTATTAGGGTATCTACTTTCGCTTCATTGCGAATTCTTCTGGAGTCTCTGCTGGTGGGATAAATTTGATACCTGATATCAATCCATTATAATACTTACGCTCACCGTTTGGTAATCGGGTTCTGAGTACTTCTTCGGTTATTTGTAGTCTGACTTCGGCATAGACTAACGATGCCCTAGTTTGATGGAGCGAAACGATTTCAAATAGATAGTTATCTTTGCCATTGGCTGCGATAGCTAGATTTAATCGAACCGAAGATCCATGGTATTTTTTCCAGTCAGACTCTTTGGTCACTTTTTTCTTATTGACCTTACCTTTGACTGCTACTCTGAGATGTTGATGAAGTTGTTTCTTACCAACATATTCCATCCCGGTGTTAATTTCAGTAATTCGATAAAGAAACCCAAACCAGTCTTTAATTTCAAACTCATGCGGGAAAACCCAGTGACCTGTATCCATATAGAATATTTATCACTGGGTTTAGGTGAGTTATTTAGTTATGACATCACGAGTCAATATCTTTGATTTTCCATTGATTTTTAAAATGTTTCATATTTTTAGGATTAGCTTGGTTATCAGTATCACATGTAATAAAACATATTGGATTTGTATTAGCAGTGTTCCAGGCTGTGGTTAAGTTAATAAAATTTTTATCTTTGGATATTTCTGCTGCGCTATCATTTAATGGTGATCCTTTGTGCAAAAAACAGCACGGCAATATTTCGCCATGGGCAGTAACATATAAACTTTGATCTGACATAGCTTTACATGTAATCATATATATTTTTCTCCAATAGGTGGTTGAATAGAAGGGGCAATCATAATATTAAATCTTCTACTTACTTTTACTCGAAAATTAGCAAATCCCATATCTTCTGATAGTTGTCTAGCATCTTCTACTTGATGCTCATTATGCCGAAACACTAAGAACTCCCAATGTGCTCTTCCTCCTGAACTAATGAAACTAGCAGCATTCTTCATTATTTTATTGAAGTCAGTATTAACACGGTGTATATGATTAGTATCCGTTAATCCATCTATTCCGAAATAACACCAATCACCTTCATTACATAGTACAGTTCCTAGCTCTTTCCACCATCTAGCTGATCGTAGTCCGCCGTTACTATGGATACTCAATCTAATAGTTGGATTTATCTCTCTAAAGTACTTAAATATTTCAATCGTATCAGGCGCTGCAGCAGGATCGCCGTACGTTCCGCACATAAACATTGAGTCTAAGTTAGCGATAAAATCTACACTAAATAACTCTTTGACCCTGTTCAAAGATAAACTGACAGCATTTTTTTTATTAAAATTTTTATCAGTTTCTCTCATACACAACGGGCAAGCAGCATTACATACACTACTTGTTTCCATATGTAATTCTTTAGTATTTTGTATGTTGAACATTATTCCATTTCTACTGAAGTAGAGTAGCTAGTAAATCCATTTTCTTTTATCACTTTAAGTACACTAGGAACACGCCCGGCTAGTTCTTCCCGATGACTAACTAACCAGATAGATTTATTACGTCTGCGAGACATGTCCTTGAGAATTGCGATACTGTTTTCAACTCCAACTGTATCAAGCCCGCTATCAATCAATTCATCAATGAACAGTGTATTTATCGGGGTGTATAGATTCTCCCACACATCACGGAAAGCAAAACTCAATCCGAGAATTAGCCGATTGCGCTCACCTCGCGACAAATTATCAAAGTCCAGCTCACGTCCTAATTCTGTAATCTCAACATTCAGGTCATTTTGAAATACTACTTGATGCGGTAATCCAATGGCATCTAGATAATGAGTCAGGCGAGTATTCAGATAGCTAAGATTTTGATCGATGATTCGTTTACGAACAAAGCTATCCTTACTTACTAACAAATCCATCAAGAACTTTTGATGTTCCATAGTACGAGTAAGCTGATTGATTTTCTCAAAACTAGTTTCTTGAATTGCTTGATGTTCCATCTCAACAATCTGTTCATCATACGGATCAGTCTCGTTACTTTTTGTTTCGATCTGAGTTAATAGATTATCAACAGTTGAACTATGGGTGACTGCTTCAGCTTCAGTATCATATATCGTACTAGGTGCCCGACCTAGACTAACAACACTGTCCTTAATTTCTAAAATTTGTTCACAGTATGGGTTAGTTTCATTTGATTTAGCAGTAATCTGCTGCTGTAAGCGTTCTACTTCACCACTGTGCTTGATAGCCTCAGTCTCTGTTTTATATCGGGTAGAAGGCATCTTGCCTAACTCAATTGGATTAGCAATCTTTTCATTAAGTAGAACTTGAGTAGCCGCAATCGTCGCCATTGCTTCATCTAACGACTGCTCCTTATCAGTTAACACCTGAGTATGCTTGTCATCATGAAACTCTTGTCCACATGCGTAGCAAGTATGAGCCCTAAGACTGATTAATTCTTTTTCAAGCTTAGCAACAATTTTTTCATCACGAGCAATGTCCGTACGGAACCTAGTGACTGATATATCAAATGCTGTTTTGTCTTTGACACGCTGATTGTATTGAGCAACTTGAATATGACTTTCTAACTCAACCGCAATGTCAATTGCGTTTAGCTTAGTGTGTAATTTTTGTAGGTCACTGACTTCACGGTCGCGCTTCTGTGCCCAAGCTGTTTGGCGCGCGATTAAGGAGTCATACGCTTCGTTAATTTTTTGATTTTGATTATAAATTACCAAATCCTTGTGAGATTGTAACTCGGTGAGAATGTCAATCTTGGATAGCTCATCATACGCAACTACAAATTTGTTCAGGTCATCACTATGCTTTGTAGTCCACAGTTTTTGCCTACGTTTCAAACTATCAATCTGTTCAATGACTCGTTTGTTAGCTTCTTCTACTGCTTTAACACGAAACTCTTCTGTTTGAATAGCATCCTTACTATCCTTAATGAGGCTCTTGATGGTTTCTGCTTTTTCACTTAGAATAGTAATACCAAGCAACTGCTCAATGATGTTACGTTGATCATTGGTCTTCATTGCTAGAAACGGTTCACTATAAGTATTCAATGCCACGATATGCTTAAACATATCTGATGACATATTCAGCGCCCGCTCAATTGCTTGTTGAGTCTCACGACTGTCACCTTGAGCATCATCCACTGCTTTTTGTAGATTGTTATCAACATAGAAACGCAGTACATTAGGCTTACGGCCGCGCTCAATCTTGTAATCAATCCCGTTGATACTGAACTCAAGCGTGACCAACATACCCTTTCCGTTAGTGCGATTAACTAAGTTATCTTTTCTGATTGAGTTAATGGGTACACCGAACAGAACATAACTAAGCCCTTGGATAAGACTAGTCTTACCAGTACCGTTACGAGCCCCGTCACCGCCCATATCTAAATTCTCACCTAGAATCAGTGTTAAGTCTTGACGATCAAAGTTTACTGCTTGAGTAACTTGTCCAATCGACAGAAAGTTTTTTAAGGTGATATTTTTAAGTAAGATCATAGGTTGTTGTAGATTTCTAAAAGAATTTTCTTGTCGTAGAATTCAGATTCGATATTGCCGATCTGGTCAAGTATGATCTGGTCAACTGATTCAAACTTCAGTTCGCCAGTGACAGTATCAGAAGCTTGTTGATCCATTCGCATTGGTATTAAAGTCATTTCTCTAAGATTATACTCGGGTAATAGTGTTTCTCGTATGAAATTGGCTTCCTCATATGAGATTTCAATGTCCAAATGAACACGAACATGACTATTAGGTAACAGCAAAGATTTTGGTGCTTCTAGTATGTCACTGAGTTTGTGAACTCTGAACAGAGGTTGTCCTGGCCAACTATGAAAGACGGGGTCGTGGCCCCAATCAAGAATCATCATGCCACGCGCA